CGGGCACGCGCGGGTAGGCGGTCTTTATCGGATCGCCGTCGGACGTGTAGGTGATACCGCTCTCGATCTGTGCGAGCGCCGCGTCGGTCTTCGTGGTGCTGCGCCCTGTAAGCGTTTCCTCATACACGCCGTCATCCTGTGCGGTCCATACGGTTGCCTTATGCGTTTTGCCGTCCATCCAGAACTTTGCCGCCTGGATAATTTCGCGCGGGTTGGTGTCGCCGTACACGATCTCGATACAGCGTGGGTCATTGGCGAAGAATAGGGCCTTGCCGTCGCCGTCAACGCCCGCAACAATACAGCCCTCGCCCGTGGCGTGTACGTACTCATGCACAAGGTCCGCCTCACATGCGCCCTGGTTGCGGTCCCATATGGTGTTTAGTATGTCTGTGCGTGCATCATCGGTCTTCTCCACCCCTGCCACAGTAAACGCCTCTATGGTTTCCTTGTTGCGCACGGCATCCACCACGACCGACATCCAGTTCATAGTGTAGTGCGTGTTCTGGTTGAAGAAATCGCGCAGCCGCTCCGTCAGGTATTGCGGCTGCCGCGTTGAATCGTAGTACTGCAATGAAATATTGTGCGCGCTTACCTTTGCGTCGTGCAGCGTTACAAGTTCGGCTATGGTTTTCATTTATAAGCCCCCAGTTGTTGTTTTAGAAATCGGTTACGGGTGAACACAGGCTTGCCTGCGACGGCGGTAAGGTCTATCGCACCCTCGGGCGAATCGGCCTCTACAGGGATAAATCCCTTGTTTGTGACATACTCCAATATTTCAGACTTGTCCCGCTGGTTATCACCGAAATACAGCGGCACGGTTTTGTCTTTCACCCGCCTCGCTTGCGGCGCGGCCTGCGGCTGTGTCAGGCCCTGTATGAGCCGATTAAATATGTCCCAGTGCGCTTTTCCCCACGCCTCCCATGTCCAATCCGTCGCCGCCATTTTGGCGTTGACCTTGGCGTGGTATAGCGGCTTCAACACTTCGATCAGCGCGTCGTAGTCCCCGGCTGGATACCGCAACAGGCACGGGTGATCCGCGTGCTCATCCACCAGGCCGATTCCGGCGGGCATCACGGTGGGCTTACACAGGGCCAGCCCCTCTTTGCAGCTCATCGGGCCGCCTTCACCTCCGTAGTCAGGCACGGCGGTGGATACGATCGCGTCAGCGGCTAGATATTGCAGGCGTAATTCTGCCTCGGACATGGCCCCGCCAGAGCAGATACACTCCAGCCAAGGCTCCTGGATCAGGCGCTGCCATAGCCCGCGCCCCTTCCTTTCCCCATACGATCCGTCCGGCATTTTGCACGGATTAAATATGCGGAGGCGTGGATCCAAAAACCAACCATCCACACCGGGTGGTACGTGCGTGATCTTGTGCGCCGGGACGCCCTGCTCAATCAGGTGCTGTCTCCATTTGTCGGCCATGACCACGATATGATCCGCGTCCCGCGTTGCGCGCGCCCAGGTGGTCGGAATCTCCGGGTGAGTGCAAAACACCACATCATGGCCTTGTGTTTTGTGGCGGTAGCCGCGATATGGATTGTAATAATTGATCACGCCTGCCTGATTCATGGGACGCTTCCCGTCCGTGCAAATTGCCCCCTCTGGCGCTGTCTCCTGTATAGCCCGCCACATGCGGCCGAGAATCCAGTTGTGCTGGTCGCGGGCGATAACGCAATGGATACGCTGAGGCCCCTTTAGCATTTGGACCTTGATCTCGTTTCGGTTTTCGGGCGCCTGCTGGCAGACGTAGTGCAAAAAGTGCGCCCGACGCACCTCCGGATTGGGACGCGTGCTAAAAGTGTTGTATCGCCTGTCCAGCCTACCCATATTAATCTTGGCTGCATTGATTCTGTAATTAATCCAGGGCATGTTTTTGACCACAAGATTGCCCCCGACGTGGAAACGCCGCTCGCATGGATTGTAGGGCGGCATCTGGTATATAGACCTTACGGCCTCCGCATCGAGCAGGGCAACACCTGGATTCCACCACGCGGATTTGTCCCAACAAAAGCCGGTCGTATCAATGCCGCATTGCCGCAGGTGCGATACCACTTCCTGTCTATGAAGTTCGACGTGGTGGTTCATGACCTCTAGTTCGTTGACCATCCAATTCCCGCGCGGGTATTGCTCAAAGACGTTATAGGAACCTCTAAGCGGCTTTACATCGGCATCCATAATCAATATGCGCTCATCACCGTGAAATGGATATTCCCCGGCCTCAAAGATTCTGAATTTTCCGTGATACCATCGCGCGTCGTTGCCCAAAAAATAATGGACTGTTGCTCCACACCTGACAGCGTATTCCTCGATACACTGCCGCGTGCATTCCAGGACACATTCCATATCAGGCGTACAAGCAACAAAGATCAGCCTACTACTGCCAACCATGAATAATCCTCGAACACGCGGACGGACTTGAAATACCGATCCACGGCCATTTTTACCCTATACCCATCAACGTAATCGTGCCCATTTGAAACCTTGGGGTGCTGCTGTCGGGCGTGCATACAAGCATGGATACTCTCACGATATTCTCCTTAGTTCTTCGGGCCAGTGGTGGGAGTACCGTTCATACACATCGTCAAGCCGCCCCGAATCAATCCACTTTTTGCGGAATACTTCCTCGTCGTGCCTCATGTAAGGCTCACGGTCGATTCCTAAATCCCGCATGGTCCCGCCGCTGTCGTGTATGATTATTTCCGGTATAACAATCGTGGACAGGCCGCGCTCCCAAAGACGAAACGACATGTCAGGGTCGAAACAATATTTCTGATATTCGAGACTGTAGCGCATGCCTGCAAGGGCCTGTGTGTTGATCAAAGAACAACACGAACCAACGCACGGGACATATATCGGCGCACTGATTTCGCCTCGATACAATGCCGCCGACCCGTTCCGACGGAACGTTGCGCCACGGGACAAGATACGCCCATCAGGGAAGGTAGTGGACGGGCTAATAATACCCACGCCCGGCCCCAGTTGCGCCAACATTGCGGGTAGCCAGTTGCCGGACAAAACAACGTCGTCATCCATTGTCAGGAGCGGCCCTTCGGCTATATCGAGGGCGCGGTTTATTTCGGCCGCATGTGAGAAATCCTTACGCCTGCGATTGTCAAATATATGGAGATCGTAGGCCATGCCGCGCGTGGTTGAGCACAGGGACTTATAGCACCGTACAAAGCGCGGGCTTTGACTGTCAGGCGTGCAAATCAGGATGGTCAAGCGCCCTTGTTTTTTCGGCTCAAATACAGGATAGTCGTACACGCTCAATGATACAACCTCGCTGCGCCCACCGTACGTGTGGACAGTTCCGTGATCGCCCACACAAACGCATCAAGCCGGTTCGGGCTGTTCGCGCTGCCGGGTTCCCATGTGCATAACTCGTTTTCCAGTTTCGGGAAATCGCCCACAAATTTCACCTTGCCGTTTTCGGTCAACACGCTGATCGGTTCGGCGCGGACGGCCTTTCCGCGTGACGCATGGACGCCGCGCATCGGCACATCACCCGCCGTCTTCAACGTCTGCGCGACCATCTCCCCGCCTTGGTTGGTCTCGTACACAACGTGGTTCGCCTCGTGCAGCCCGAACGCCGCGATAACCTTCTGTGCCCACGCAATCGGCGGCCCTTGCAGCGTGTGGTCTCCGATCACGTAATAAGTATCGCCTGCCTTGCCGCCCGCGATGATGCCGCACTCGTCGCCGCCGCTGGTCGTAGACGGGTCCACGCCGATCACCACGCGATCGAATGCTGGCGCGGTCGCAACGCGGTGCATCTCGATCAGTTCACGTTTCCACAATGCGCCTGGGGCCTCGTCCACGTCTTCAGCCAGGATCTCCTGCCGATACGCGGTCGCCGTCATGTCGCTGCGTATTTCGTCCAGTGCTTCTTTTGAGATGTGCGGGTTATCGTGCGAGGCGAAATGAAACGCAGCCCACCGCCCGCTGTCGTCGGACTGTGCTTGCTTGAATAATCGCGCGGCGTATCGCGGGTCGCGCGCCTTGCTCACACCTGAAGAACGCAACGAAGGCGGCGTGTAGATGAATATCGCGTCGCCGTCATTGTCCAACAGCATCGGCGCGCCTACCGTGTCCCATGTGTCCTCGGACATTAACTGAAACTCATCAAGGATAAGCACGTCCGCATAGTCGCCGCGCAGTGTGTCCGCGTTCCATGCCGTCTTTGCGCGTATGCGCTGTTTGGTGTGCGCCAGTTCAATCGTGTGGTTGGTTTCGTTCTTGGTGAATACGTTTGCGTCCACGGCCTCACGCAAGGCCTCGCACACCTCAAACCAGAACGTTGCTACTTGGTCCTGTGTCGGTGCCGCATACAGTACGCGCCGCCCCGCAAGAAACATCTCAACCGCGTAGATCGCCATGCCAACCGTCTTGCCGCCGCGGCGCCCCGCGCGGATGATGCGCCGCTTGGTTTTGGAATCAAGAAACTCCCGCTGTTTGGCGTGCGGGTTGCGAAGGTGGATTTTAATCTCTTTCGCCATACACCACCCTCAACGTGATTGTTCCCTCGTGCTCGGTCTGGTTGCGCTCGTTCCATTCGCGCCCGCCCAGGCATTTCTGCAGGTATATCGCCGCCGCCGCGTTGCCCTTGTTCGCCATTTGCATCAAGGCGACCGTGTTCCGGCCTAACGCTTCATCCCGCGCGCCTTCCAGTTCTTTTTTGTAGTGCTTGATCAGCGTGCTTTTGTTGATGCCGATCACCGCAGCCGTCCGGTCCTGTGTGAGCCCGGCTGTGATCAAAGCGCGGACCATGGCGCGCTGCTGGTCGGTAGGCTTGTGAGCGGGCATTCCACCGCCGTACCTTTTTTTAGTAGTTGGTTTTGATGTGTCTACCATTATGTCTCAGCCTCTATTTCATAGCGGGTTTTGCGGGGCATGGGCTAAAATGTTT